GTGCTATAAATCTATTATTTATAAACTTAACGCTATTGCAATTTATTCCAAATGATTGACCTGTTATAAATTTATGTGGAGACCAGTTAATGCCATCAGTTGAACGATAATACCATGTATCTCCGCTTGTGCTAGCATCACCAGTAATTATAAATATACCATTACCATATGCAATGTTAGCTGGTTTTAAATAATTATCATTTAATTGATATTCAGTCCAATTATCTAAATCTTCTGATACACAAACTTTAGCTGGATTTTCTGATAGTAAATAGTACTTACCATCAACATATATAATGCCTTTACCACCACCTGTAATTTGCGTATCTTTTTCTATAAGTTTCATCTAGTCACCTCTATACTGCTTCATAGTAGTTATAATAACTAATACTACAATCTAAATTTAATGAACCTTCATCAGCACTTGTAATATATTTATTTACGCCATTTGGAGCTTGTAAAAATTTAGTACCAAATACTAATGAATTCGTTATATTAGTTTCATTACCATTAGAATCAATATGTGTTATTAATTTTTCATTGTTATAAGTAGTTACAACTATTTGTTCGCCTAACTCTAAAGTATAATTTAATTTCATTTCTTCATTGGTGTTTAGATTTTTTAGTGATGGATTAACCACTTCACCATTTGCCATAAATACAATAGTTAAACCATAGTTTATATGTGAATTATTTTCAATTTCAATTGATGTAGATTCATTTTTACGTCCAAATTCAATACCAGTTCCTTCAGGAATTTCCAATTTAAATTTAAACAATTTGTCCCAGTTATTTAATGTTGCGATTGTTTCTTCTGAATCCATAAAATAAGGGCTAGGACATATTAGACTTACAGTAGCATAATTTATATTTGTATCTCTTACCAAATTTAATTTTTCTACATAATAATTTATTTTTCTTTCAATGTCACCCTCATAATAATATAAAGTACCATAATCTTTTAAAGGGAAAACATTATATATTTGATTCTTTCTTGTTTGAGCATTTTGATCATCTCTAAATGCAATTGTTAAATTAATATTTCTAGAATTAACAGAAGTTCCAATGTATGAAACTCCAACACCAAATGCACTTTTTATAGTTGCGATATTTCCATCATAATTATGGATACCAGAATATTCATGTAAAAAAAATGGAAAGGAGTATGCAAATTCTAATTTATAACCATAACTGTTTTTACATACTATTTTTCTTTTATTTGTAAAGTAGCCCATATTACGCACCAGCCTTTCCATATTTTAATTTATATAATTCATATTCTTGTCTTAATTTTCTAACGTTTTCTGCTGGTGATGTGTATTTTGAATTATTATTAATGATAGCAGTAAAATTACCAGCTTTATTTTTATCAGAAGTAATGCTATTATCAGAATATTGCTTTTTATCACTAAATCCTGGCGTGATATTAGGTGTAATATCAAAATCCATTGGTAAAGATTGTGCCATGGCTTTAGCTACATTTTTCATTTCATCAGTAAAACCAACACCTATACCCTGTGCTAAGAAAATTCCTATCTTATCCCTAAATAACGTTGATGGAGAATTAATACCAAAGAAGCTTTTAAATTTATTTAAAACTGCATCTTTAAATCCACGAATTTTATCAAATAACCAATCTTTAACATTTCTTATTCCATTCCATAATCCTCTAATTATATTTCCACCAATTTCAACGAATAAGGATGGTAATTGTCTAAAATAATTTAACATAGATGAACCGATTCGAGGCAAGTATGATAATAATGTTGGTATACTATTTAATACTCCCTGTGCAAGTCCAATTATTAGTTGCCAGCCAGCTCTTATAAATAATGGGAGGTTATCAATTAGCATTGGAATCATTTCTAATATTGCATCAACTAATTGAGGTATGATGGTAGGCAATTGTTCTGATAATGATTGAACTATTATCACTGTTGCTTGAATTAATGCTTGCAATATTTCTGGTAATATATCAACAATTCCTGTAAATGCTTGAACAATACCATTCATTAAAACTGGTATTAAACTTGGTAAAGCATCAGATAATGCTTTTATTAAATCAACAACACTTGAAATTAATGATGGTAGTAAAGACTGTAACAAACTAGGTAATTCTTGTGCCAATTTAGGAACTAATTCTTTTATTAATTTTCCAATACCGTCAAGAACAGTTTTTACTCTAGGTAAAATATTATCGCCAAATGTCATCACACTATCGACTAAATTACTAACTAACGTATCGAAATCAGCATCTTCATCTGCAATACCAGTTAATAAATTAGTCCATGCACCTTTCATTGAATTAAATGAACCTTCAATTGTTGTGCTCGCTTCTTTTGAAGTAGTTCCCATTATATCCATTTTACTTTGAACGACACTAATGGCATTAATAATATTGCCGAATGACATACTTGAACTATCAACAGTAATTCCTAGTTCTTTCTGAACATCAGTCATTTTGGAAGCATCTTTTATTAATCGTTGTAATTCTTCTTTAGTACCACCATATCCCAATTTTAGGTTATCAAGCATTGCATAGTTGCCTCTTGATAAACTTTGATAAGTGGCTTGTATAGTGTCCATTGAAGTGCCCATTTTATTAGCGTTGTCAGACATATCCTTTACTGCTCGATTTGCGTACTCTGATGCTTTTTCTGTATCACCACCTAAGCTCTGAAGTAAACTAGCACTAAAACCTGTAACTGTTTCCATATAGTCATTAGCACTAAGTCCAGCTGTTTTATAAGCTTCATTAGCGTACTTTTTAATGGTATCAGAACTTTCTTTAAAAAGTGTGTCTACACCGCCCGTGAGTTGCTCATAACTTGCATAATTTGTAATAGCCTGTTTCCCTATATTAATCATTGCTGAACCAAGATCTTTTAGACCGTTAAATGCACCTCTAATTGCATCTGTACCTAGATTTGCAAGAATACCTTTAAATATGGTAAATCCCTCTGATGATTTTTCCACTTTTTTGCCAGTATCTTCAACTTCGTTTCCAAGTAAATCTATTTCTTTTTTTGTTTTTATAACATCTGCTTCTGCATTATTTAATGAACGTTGCCACTTTAAAGTTCTTGAATCAGTTTCGCCATATTGTTCTTTAGCCTGTTCTAAAGCACCACGTAATGTTCTAACTTTATCTTCTTGTGCTTCAAGTTTTTTATTTAATATTTCTTCTTTTGAAGTTAATCCTTGAATTGATTTATCGTTTTTTCCAAATTCAGCAGTTACTTTGTTCATTTCACTTGATACTACACTTAATTGTGCAGTGATATTTGATAAGGCTTTACGATATTCAGATTCTCCATCAAGTTTGACAGTTCCACCAAACGTATTACTTCCTTTAGCCATAAAATCACCTTCTTTCAGTCAGTAAACCACTCTAAAGATTCTAGTTTTTCTTGTTCTGTAGGCTCTAGTTCGTATAGCATTTTTTTGACTTTAAAATTATGAAACCTTTTATAATATTCGTATAATTTATCCCATTTTTTATATGTCCAGTGCCCTACTTCCTTTTCAGAAAAGCCTAATATTGTGGTGCCTACAAATAAAACCCACACAAAATCAATTTTTATTGGTTCTGTGTGGTATTCACGTTTTTTACTTCAACACCCTCATTGTTGTTATCTCCTGATTCAATGACAGTGCTTTTTAGCTGTTCTAAAATTGTCTTAACACCTAATTCGCTGATTATCCTTCCAACTTTCTTTTCATTTATAAATTTTCTTGGTTGTTCAAGTTTCTCATTTTCAATATCTATACCTTCATTAATCGCTTCTTTAAAGAAGAATACCAACGCTTTTATTCTTGGTTCGCTACCATCTTTTGGCTCAACCATATCTGACCACTGATTTAAGCTTCCGAATTCACTTTGTAACGCTTCCATTACATTTAATGAATAACAAAACGGAAAACTTTCATTTTTTGTTTTTAAATATTTTAAATTATCACCCATAATTTTTCTCCTTTCTTAACAAAAAAAGGCGAACCTTAATGATTCGCCTTGTTTTCTTTTTTAGATGTGGTTATTGTACTTGGCTTTGGTTCATTATTATCCTCAATTTTTACGAACTTTTTAATTTCAAGATATCTATCCTGACTAACCTCTAATATTTCATTAAATTCATGCCAAGTTTTTGTATATTTATCTTTAAATTTTTGTGTAACTTTAACTTTCATTTTATGCACCTCCTAAAGCATTATGCAGTCTGAACAAAGAGTGAATCAAGAAATGTATTAGCTTCTTCTTCCGTATCAAAAGTCGCTCTTTTTCTCCAATCACCATTATTATCAGCAAATATAGTTCCTTCTACGGATGGAGTAGTAAATTCAAGTGAATCACCTTTTGTTTTTTTATCAACGACAAAAGGTTTAAATTGAACTTTAGGAAACCATTCAACTTTATATTTTCTGGAACCATTTATAATTTTTGGTACAACTTGACCAAATCCGAAATATTTAGCGATATCATTAGTGTTTGATTTATATACTTTAACAGTTTTTGCATTAGTGCCTTCACCAGTCGTATAATTTTCACTTTGTTCACCAAGCAACACACTAAATTTTTCATCATCGTCATCATCAATTCCCATAGTTATAGTTCCATCGATGAATTCATCTATATTTTCTTTAGTTACATCATCTGCATGCAATTTAGCATTTGCAATATTTAAAGAAACCTTACATTCGATAGCACCTGCAAGAGTTCCTACCTGACCGTATGTTTCTTCATCTTCATTCATTAATCCATATCTAAATCTTCTTAATCCTATTGATGCCATAAAATATTACCTTCCTTTCTTTTAATCATTTAAAAATGTAACTTCGCTTTCAACAAAAAAGTCTATAGGAATATGCCAAAGCTTAGTATCTTCTTCATAATCCTCTAGACCATCTTGAGCCCATGTAAATCCACATTCTTTTACTAATTTTTTCTTAACTTCATTTTTTAAAGCTTTATAATTTTTATTAGAATAAATATCTAATGTACCATATGTTCCTTCAACAATTGGTAAATCATCTGCAAATCCTTCAGGTTTAGTATTATAAGTGTAATATGTTAGGTAAGTGGAAGCTTCACCATTGTAAATATTCGGACTTATTGGAATTTCTACATCATCAAATGTGAAATTTTCAAAGACTTTTTCTAGTATAGTGTTAATATTCATTGTAAATCTTTCAACTTCCTTTCATGCATCTTTTTCCACTGACTATTGATAGCACCTTCACAACTTTGAATAGCAGGTCTTACAAATGGTTGAGCTTTTTCGTGACTTGTACCATATTCAATACGAAATGCTTTTAACCAGTTTGTAATATCATATTTTTTACCATTCTTTGTTGTATGAGTACCATCAGTTCCAGTAAATTTAACACGACCAACCCAAATACCATCCTTATTTTTAGTTGGTTTAGTACATTTTAAAGAGCTTGCCATTCTACCTGTAACCACGTGCTTACTTGCACCACTTTGAATTGCAGATTTCATAATTTCTTGACCTGCCGAAATCATGTCTTGATACACTTCTTCACTGTTAGCAAAAGTTTCAATTTTTTTAATCATTTCTGCAATTGTATTGTCTTGTTCAAAACTAGCCATGCTTTTTAGAAACTGTACTACAAGTTAATTCTAATAATTCACTTGTAGTTTCATATGTCCTCTTTAT